CGTCACCATAACCGTCGGAAATAAGGCAAGGATTTCTCACCTTAAACCGAAGATAAGTAGCGCACTTTTTAAAACGACTGTCTCGACCGAAAGACATCTCGGTTCTTGACAGGCGAATTACAGAGTTTGCTGCTTGGTATGTTCTCAATTCTCCTTCGACTACTTCTTTAAGATAGTAAGGCTTGCAGTCCTTTCCGCTGAAATAGTGAGATCCACAGCTCTCTCGAAAATCTCCAGAAGAATAACTTTTCTGGGTATTGACGGAGAATCCGTAAATCGAACAAATTTCGACGAAAAGATTGAAGGCTTCTACGGGGATTATAACATCATCACCGTAGACACTAACCATCTTAGTATCGAGGCCTAGCTTTTTACAACAGCTTTGCGCCAACACAAAGAAGATTAAAGACTCTAATTCGAAGGTGAAGCCGTTCCCCATAGAGGAGAACTTCTCATAATCGATAAGAGTACCTTCAAGGAGGCCAAACTTTGACCTAACCAGATCCAAAATAGTGAACCAGCGGGGTGGTAATAAGTTCCATACCGTTGATAAACTAATAGAATCTGACGCAGAAGAGAAATCTACTGTAGCAAGGTTGTTAAACTTACTACCGACTCTTGCGAGTCGCTGATTCCTCTCTTGCGAGTTTAGGTTAACGCCCACCCGACGAAGTCTTCGACGTATCATGGATCCAATCGATTTTTGAAACCAGAGATTTATCCCTGGCTCAATAGCGATCGTCCTGTCCGTCTTAGAATTCTTCGGGACAGTCACGATTTTATTTCCAACATGAAAGCTGAATTTCTCCAGTTTCCATATTGGGTAAGCCTTAGCGAGAAAAGGCTCAATAAAATCATGGAGGGATCGCGTGATTCCGTTTTCATAACGGAATTTATTGGTGGAACTGGTGTCTCGTTTTAAAATTTGAGTAACACCAGGGCCCCAATCGGCAGAGTCAAAAAACTCTTCTGGTCCGAAATCACCTAGGATGGATTCGATTTTACGAATAGATTCATTATGAATCCATTCGAACGACCTACACTTTAAGTAGGCAGTTCGAAAACCATCTTCGTTGATAACTGAACAGGCTTGCTCAGCTTCTAAGAACGTCTCTAGAGCAACTTTCTTTTTGTCGACGTTAGTCTTCAAAAAGATCGCTTTAGATAAGAACTTAGTTGATAAGTAAGCGTCTCTAAAATGCCCACCATCCAAATAATCAGATGGTTTGAAATCTAAAGCTATTAATTGGTCATGTTCGTGATTAGCGAACATGAGCCAGATAGCTAGAGATCTCGGACAATCTAGAGCAGAGAGATAAGACTCTACGAACCTATCGGTCGTGTCAGTAGCAATTGCCATTGTTACCTTCCTGAATCTAAAGATTTAGGACCCGACTTCTATAAGTGATTATTTTATAGAAGAACGAGAGATGAACCTACTAAATAAATCTAGTAGGCCAGGACGAAAGTCGATTAATAAATCGACTCGAGGTCCTTGACAGCCGCGACCACGCTTGCTTCGGCCAAGAAATTGGCCAAATAAGCGAGGATGTCGCTCCGTTGAGCTTGGTTTACCAACTTCGGTAAAATGAACTCCGCGGTGGCGACCATCTCACCTTTTTTAAGGGTGGGATCTTCGGTGTCCATCACAGGTACGACGACTTTTGCCGTGATACGAGCGACGGGGGAACCGTTCCTAGGGAGCTTGCACTGCAGCGACAAAGCCGGACGCGCGTCAAAAGCGACGTCGTCCGTATTCTCGTACAGCCGTGCAACTCCTTGTGGATCGATTCCTGAGGGGCTGAACGTGTGTTCGACAGGAGTGTCGGCACCGTCATCCAGCGTAATGGCAGCGAAAGCTGTCATAAGAACTTCCTTTTTGAAAAAGAGAAGAGCTCAACTGATCTGGGCTATCGCCCTTTGAGCAGCTGAACCAATAACGCTATACCGTTCGCGATATGACCGCCGGTGAATGGGTTTTTGAAAGACGGAAGCGGTAAATTTGGCACAGGGATAATCTCCCTAGTGACAAAGAAATCGCTCGTCTGCCAATCCCAATACGTCGGCTGGATCCTATCTGTGTTCGGTAATAACGCACCGCCTGCATGTACGTAAACAACTCCTACTTCTTTTCGAATAGAAGTAGTTCGCGTACACTCATGCACGACTAAGCGATCACAGGCGTAGACGTCTCTAATGAAGTTACCAACTGGTAAAAACCAGTCGATTACAAAAGAGAACGGCACCAGTTCCCACTCGACGTTGGTTGGGTTGGTAAATCCCAACTCATCCAACCGTTTACGCCCGAGATCAGGTATTTTGAAAGATACCTTATAGACAATGTCGATAGTTACGATGTCGACGTACCGATAGCGGGTAAAACCGCCATCAATAACATCGCCAACTAAATCGCTATTGTCGATCACGGTGCGCGAACGGCTTCTGGCAAATACCGGAGGCATGTCATCAAAGAATGCTGCTAATGCTTCAGCAGCACCTGAGATGTCAGAGACCAACGGAGAGATGCCATAGCGGTAAGCCAAGAAATCATTGGCCATCTTTTTAGGCGTGAAGGGTAACAACTCCTTCAGAGACTTAAAAAGAGTGCTTTTGACAGAGCCAGATCTCATCTTAACGATAGTTAAGATAAAATCGAGCAGACGCTGAAAGATGTTGCGAAACATCTCAACGCTTTTCGCGCCCTCGGCTAGTGCAGTGGCTAAGTCTACTTTCTGATTAGTAATCTTGGAGTAGAGTTTCTTGACAACTTTTGCGTCAAGAGCCTCAATCTCTTCAGAGTACGTAATCATAGGTAGATCGGATGCGACACATTCTCCCAGAAATTCGTTCCCCATGGAACCTAAAAGACCTGCATATGGGCCAGAAACGGCCGATACCCAGGGACCTTGATAGATCCAATGAGGTTCGTAATCGCTGAAAGTTGGAGTCTGCCCTGCAAGTGTATAAGATGGATACATAAAATACACAACAGGACTAGAACAGGTACGAAGGTGTTCTTCAAAAAAGAAGGCGTTACTCTTTAAAGTGCCAACCTTTTGTCCAGGAATTAACTGTATTTTCCTGACTAAAATTGGTTCATTAGAGGTAACATACTTCTTTAATTTAGAATTCCAACGTCTCTGAACCCGCGTTTTCCCGGTTGGTAGGTACTCAGATT